TGGGAGGAAAGGTTCCAAGAATGGCTTAAACACGTCGACCAATCAAAAAGACCTCGGTACGTGAGCGCAGCAAAGAGTCTAAAAGACCAGTTCCTAACACATTTGGACAAAGAGGTCAATATGGTCCAGGTCAACATCAAGCACGATGAAGTCTTAATCAAATATCCGGACACGGGAGTGTTGGAGTACCCGAATTTGACAAAGAAGACATTTATCCCTAGACCTATACACAATGTTGACCCGAAAGTCACTGTCCAAGTTGGGGTTGAATTGTATCCAGTGGTCGAGTATTTCAAGTCGCATTTTCAATTTGCATTGTTAGCGTATCAGGATCGATATCCCGTCACTGGTACGATGGGTGCTGGTCTCACATCGGAAGAGTTGTCATGTTGGTATGCAGTGGCAACTAGATCACCTGGTTGGCACTTATTAGTGGCGGGCGATGATTCACTAGTGGTTTTCACAGTTGAACCAGTTCGCAGCTTACAATGTGAGCACACTCCTGACTCGATGGAGTGTTACTTCTTTGAAGGCGACCTTAGCCAATGTGATCATACGAATGGGGGGGCAGCGCTGCTCAATGAGTACACCATTTTGAGAGCATTTGGTTTGAATAGAACCACAATAAAGATACTCTACGCGAATTCCTCTGCTAATTTGTTGGTGGGGTTGCGCAACAAACCTGGTGAACATATTAAAATCCATCGCGGGCCTGAGCGAAACACTGGGGGGACAGACACCACGATTGGCAACACCTGTACTGTGCTCACAGCCTTGCTCTATGCTATTTTGTCCACGTCCGATGAAGTGGCCAAGTTGCGTGAGCAGACAGGTGTCACATGTATATGCCCTAATCATGTTACTCTTGGGTCGGAGGATTTTGTCACTGTGATGGTGTTAGGCCTATCAGAACACTTCGCGAAGCTTGGTTTGGATCTCAAGGTGCGAGGCTGTGCAGTGAAGACCGATGATTTCTCGTCATCCACGATGCTGCCTACATTTTTGAAAGGGGTCTGGTATCCTATTGAACCATTGTCAGCACTCAATTGTTGTCCAGCGTATCAAGAGATATTTCTCACACGTCCTTATTTGAAAGTTCCTGATGTTTGGACGAGATTGTGGGGTCCATTACCAAGTCGCCTACTGAAACTTGGCAAGACGTTCCGTGACCCCCGAGATCTCTATCGAGTTGACAATTTGGCCATCGCGTTGGATTGGTATTCCCATGCGATGGCTCAATCCGTCTATCAGTTTGTTTGGCCGCCGGCTATTAAGCGGTGGTTGTCAAGACTGCAGCCTGCTGACCCCGAGACAACAGGCACGAAAGCTGCTAAGCTTTCAGCAGAGACAATGTTTCACGGGGATCTATATGGGTTACGGGTTACAACCCCGTTTACCCTTCCTCATGTTGTCAAGGAGGCTGAGTCTACTCTCGAGATTGCTAAACACTACGGTGTGAGCCCGGACGAGTTGACGGACTTTTTTGACAAACTACAAGACCTCCGCGCTTTGATGCATTATGAGCATCCAGTGTGGTGGGCACTCACACGCGATTACGCGTGAGCGGTTCATCGCGCCGGTGTCAAATTCTGGTTAAAATCCAGGGCGCAGTA